AATGCGACAAGAACAACGGCTGCTACCCATCCCACGATTTCTTCCCCAATTGGCCTACGAACAGAAACCACATCCACAGGTATAGGAGGAGGATCAAAGTTGCTGCGAGGTACGCTGACTTTGCTTGGAAGTCTCTTTTTGCCTCCTGCCGTTGCCATGCCTTGTACCTCTCTTTAGCCTCTTCCTTTAACCTAGCATTCTCCTGTTCTTCCTTGATGATGTCTCGCATCTCAAAGGTTTTTGAATAGATCGCACCCATCTCGGGTGGGGACTGATAGACCATGGTTTCCCTGATGGTCTTCTCCAACTCTGCCATCTGATCCAGCGCCATCACTCGTTTAAGTGCTGCCTCCATGAGGTTGGCGTCTGGGTCGTAGATGTTCTTGCTCTTCTCTTCCTCTTCCCTAATGTGAGCAGCCAGCTTCTCTTGCAACTTGAAAAACTCGGTGAGCTGTGCAACCACATCAATCATCACCTGAGTCTCATTGACTGCTACATACTTTTCCTTTTTGCGCGTCTGTTGGACAGGCTGTTGGGTCTTTGGCTTTGATCCGAATAGCTTTGCCCAGAATCCTTTGACCTCGTTGGCAACACCAATAGCTTCTTCAACAGTGGACTTGACCTCCATGAATGAGGACTTGGCCTGCTTGTACAGCTCGCATCCCTCTTTGATTGCGGCAACGCAGGCGTTGGCTGCAAATAGGATGGAGATGGGGTCCACATCGTTACAACCCCAACAGCTTTTTCACAATGTCGGCGGCAACGCCAGGCCCGAACAAGATGGCGGCAATGACGATATAGAGCTGTATCTCAATCTTCTGCATCCTGCCCTTGCCACTTTCCAGCTTCTCTTCGATGGATTTATATCTCTCACTACAAATCGCCTCGTGGACGGCAAATTCCTTTTCGATGGACTCGCTCATGGCATTGCTGCTTTGATTTCGTCTGTAGTCGTTGCCGCATCAATTGCTACTTGCATGGCCGCGTACTTGGCTCGGATGACTTGTCTTGCTTCCTCTGCGCCATCAGTTTGTCCAGGTATTTGCTTGGCGATAGCGTCATCATAAGGCTTGAATTCTTCTGACCGAGCCTCTCTGCGCTTGTCGTGAGCAATGGTTTTTGCTTTGTCAATGTTGATGGTAATCATTCAGAATACTCCCATGCGTTGCGGAATGTGCGATCTGTTGGCATATCTGACGTATCAATGATCTTGTATGGCTTGCCAGAGGGAACATCCTTTTCCGCGAGCGCCTCTATTGTGTTTCCTTCTTGGGCAAGCCACTCTGGTGCTGGAATAATGACTGCTACACCGCCATCATCAGTTGGGTAAATGATTTTTTTCATGGTTGTCCTTATCGTATAAAAATTGCGGAAACATCATTCATGTCTACGGCTGTACCGCCTGATGTAGTTCCAGTATTAAATCTAAATGCTGTAGTAGATAACAATGTTGGTACAGTTGCAGAGCCACTTAGCTGAGCACCTGATTGCATACCACTAGCGTTTCCGTTACAAGCCAATGACCAAGCATAAGACGTATCAACCATTGCTGTTGCAAAGTTAACTGTGTAACTTCCTGTGCCATTATCTGTAATGCTTGAAACATTACCACTTGCTCGAATTGTATTTCTTAGTATTGTTACGTTTCCGCTGGTGGTAGTGGATGCCACTGTTGTAACAGTAAATGTGTTTGCATCGGCAACTGTTACTACTGTATATATCCCGTCAAGTCCTGTGCCAGTTGTGAAATCAAGGTTAACAGAACTTCCTACAAGAAGACCATGTGCAGTTGCGGTTACTGTCAATGTTGTGCTTGGGGAGGTTCTAGAATATGTGCCTGAGAGGTTTGTGTTGGCTGTGCCGTTGAAGTTTACCCATGCACGACAGCCATAAGCAGTAGCGGCAGAGCCGTAGCCTGAATTGAACAGCAAGTTACCGCTGGAGTCGATACGCATACGTTCTGTTTTTGCAGCATTTCTAAATATCTGAGTGTCTGCATCAATATAGTTAAACGATGTTGCGTTGTACCCAATAATTAACTCTGCAACACTTCCAGAAAGAGTATGAAGTTTTCCAGTAATTCCTGTTGTGATTCCAATTGCAACATTACCGCTGGAATCAATACGCATAGCCTCAGCACCGCCCTCAGCAAAAGCAATGGTGTCAGCGGCAGGGAAAAATATGCCTGTGTTGGTGTCACCTGTGGTGGTGATGGCAGGAGTTCCAACTGCTCCCGCTGGAAAGACAACACCACCAGTTCCTTTTGGTGTAAGTGAAATTCCAATGTTTGTGTCGCCACCTGTGGCAGATAGTGTTGGCGCATTACCAGTCGCTGCATTTGCCAAAGTTAACTCATTCACAGCAGAGGCTGTTGCAGTCACTTTCAACAGCTCATTGCCGTTCGTATCAATGACATCACCAACCAGCTTCATCTTTTTGCCTGATCCAATGTTCAAGCCAACTGATGTGCCAGTACCAGCAGCCGCAAAGACAGAGTCAATGCTGTCTAAGTCGGTATTGATCTTTGTACCCCATGTATCTGTTGACGCGCCAACCTCTGGCTTTGTCAACAATAGGTTTGTGGTGGTGGTATCTGCCATTCTTTAATCCCCTTTACGCGGCCTCTTGCCAAGTGATTGAATTGTCCGACAAATCAGTCCAACTTTCTGATGTGTCTGAAACTGGTGTCCAACTCTCAGTTGAATTACCAATTGGTGTCCAACTCTCTGTCGTATCTGACTCAGGCGTCCAAGTCTCCGATGTGTTTGGAATAGCACCCCATCCAAAGCCAATAACTATCCCAACAGAGCCAATAGACTCAACACCAATTATCGCAACCTCAATGGTCAATCCAACAGAGTCAACAGCTCCTGTACCATCAATGCCTGTGATGTCTTGGAAAGATATAACCTCGGCTGAAACTGTATCTACAGCGCCAATTGCCTCGTTTCCTGTAATTGCTTTGGTGCTGGTGACACCAACCGATCCAACCGCACCAGTCGCAGAGTTACCAATTAAATAAATTGATCTTGATGCTGTGACACTACCAACCGACAAAGTGGATGAATTTCCATTTTCTGCAATTGATATTGATTTTGTGATGTTTCCAACAGCGCCAGCGGTTGCATTTCCTGTGATGGAAATAGATACAGTTAATCCGACAGTACCGACATTACCAGTAGCAATATTTCCATTCTCTTGAATGGATATGGTTTCTAGTAAATTTCCAACGGCAGTAGTAGACGCGTTGCCAGTTAAAAGAGCGCCAGCCTCTCCATAGCCCCAGGCTCCATAGCCATATCTTCCTAATCCATAAGCAGCCATGCTGCTGCCCCTTGGTTAAGCCAGCCTGATCAGGCCAGTGCTTGCATCATTGGTCGGCATGGTCAGCGTAAATGTTCCAGCAGTCACTGTCTGACTACCAAATGTGTGGACGCTGACTGCCTTATTTGACTGTGTCGAGTTGTAAATCAAGACGGCGTCAAAGGCTGTGGATAAGGTCACAGAAGAGTAGCTAATGCTGGCGCTTGGAGTCACAAAGGCTGTAGTGCCACTGGTGCTTGGAGGTGTGCCAAAGGTCACTGTGACGCCGCCTGCGGTGTAGCCTGATCCTGTCACCTCATCTGTGGAGCTGTAGGCTGTGGTGGCCGCATTGACAGTGGCAGAGGTTAAGTACAGAGCAGCCTTGAAAGTGTCTGCTGTAGTGGCAGCGCGGATCACGCCAGTGCCAAAGTTGTGGTGGCCGACAAGCAGCTCGCCCTTGAAACTTGTACACATTGCTTGAGTATTTGCCACGATTTATTCCTTAAATTTGTTGGCTGATGCCATCAGCAAAAATGCCACGCTTGAGCGCCATGTGGACAGATCGATGCACCATCTCACCATCAAGCCAATACTCAATCCAGCTCGTTGTCTCGGTATCGTTCTCAATAGACCCCTCACGCTTCTCAAGCAATGAGTCATCCATCTCGCCTTTGGTGGTGTTGACTATCATCCAAATGTCCTTGCTCTAGCCATAATCACGCCGCCTGATGTAGAACCGCGATCATCTGCAATCTGCAATTGATCCAGTCCTGCCTGATACAGCGATGACCATACAGGTATTCTCGCATCGTCCTGCAAGTATGGCGCAGCCTGTAAAAGTGAACCATACAAATACACATCAGGCGCTTGAGTCAGCAACCAGTTGGTGGTGTTCGTATCTGATAACTTAGTCAACTTTGCATAGTAGACCAGCTCGGCGGTGTACTCACCATCAGGAATTGGTAACAGTCGGATTTGGCCGCCAACAATGCTGAAGTACAAAGGCTTGCCGCTGGACAAATATGTCGTATTCGACAGAGAGTCCATTGCATCAATGGTTTGGAATGTCAGATTGGTGATTGGGTTTGTGTTGATCTTGATGGCTTTGACTTCCAAGAAGTCATCAGGCACTGTGCCATATTCAGCCGCCGCCGCAAATGTTGCATTGGCACGCACAATCATTTGGCGTGTACGCAACTGGCGCTCAATCTGAGCCTCTGCCAAGCTGACAAAGTCTGAAATTGCAGTCGCCAAATCAGTGCGGTTTAGCCAGTCGCCAACCGATGTTTTCAGCTCTGCATAAGTTGTAAGTGCCATCAGACTGCCTCTTTTTCCATCTCTTCTTTGACGATCCAAGTGTGATCGTGTCTGAATTCAAACGTGCCAATGTGTCCGATCTCTTTCGAGACATCATGGTCAATATACACCTTGTAACCAAGCTCCTGCGCCTTTTTACAAAAGAAGACATCTTCTCCCATATAGCCGCGAGTGCCTGTCTGCCAAGGCATATCGAACCATGGCTCTGTCATGCCCTCAAAGACATTACGCTTGATCAGCATGATGCCAGTGCCAACCGAGCCAATCTCTTCTAAGCCTGACGATTCGGGCATCGTATAGACAGGCTTGCGCTTGCCATTCTCGTCATAATTCTGCGCTGTCGGTCCTGTTGGCATACGCCTGCGAGCGCAGTTGGCCGCCACAATGTCCACATCATGCGCCAGCAACCGCTGAATCATGTCTTGTGGGAATGTCATGTCAGAGTCAATAAACAGGATGTGGCTGCAACCCTCGCGCATTGCGTCAAGGCATAGGTCAGCACGCTGATTTTGAATTAGTGTGCCTTGCAGTATCTTGAGACTGACAGCGTCAGTGGTGTTAAGTGTGTGATACGCCACCATATTGACCATGCAATAGGTGTAGTTGGTGTGGACCATGTCACGAGCTGGCGTGCATACGGCAACGTAATTCATACCTGACCTGGCCTAACTCTAAAAAACCTATTGTCAAAATCGTTTAACCATTTTTTCATGTAAGCCTCGTCATCCAACTTGCCCTCTGCTTTTAACTGAAAGTAAACCGACTCAGGAATACTGGCAACGTGATGCCATTCGCCTTTCCAGTTTGCCTTGTTGTCAGTCATAGCAAAGTCGCGCTTATTGGCCTCAATGACGGCAGTCATGTCCTGCGTTGTCTGAATCGTTGCCTCATCAGTGTCTTCGTTGTAGTGCCAAGTGCGGGTGATCCCCTTATCAGGGCTTGCATCAAAAAATCGTTTTTCCATGTAAGTAAGGGGAGGATCTCTCCTCCCCTTTTCCTCTCAGTTGATTAAGAAGTGATCAAGTCTGCTGCCAGACCATGTGCGTTTTCGGCCAAGACTTTATGGCCGAATTCGATCAACAACATACGCTTTTCAGCGTCACCAGTCTTCGCCAACTCAACTTGTTGGTAAGGACGCAGGACAGTCATCTTTGCGTACTCAGGATCAATCACCCAAGCATCGCGCTCGCGCTGGAAGCGGTTTGCGATAACAGCCACGTTGCCAAAGTCGCTGACATAGATGTCAACCGCACCGATCAACACGGCAGGCTTGTCACCGCCGTTGATGTTGAAACGTGAAGATGCAATGCCAGAGAAACCGGACACGCGCTGCTTGTTGACAGGACCAACCATCAGGATCTTTGGTGTACCGCCAGCAGACCATACTTTTTGAATCACATTCTTGAGAATGGTTTCAGTGAAAGTACGCACGTTGCCGTCAGTGCGAGCTGAGTTAGGCAGTGTGGTGTAGCTGGGGTCAGTGCCGTTGGTTTGCTTGTCGGTGTTTGTCTTGACAAACGCGCCCAAAGAGGCAGTAGCGCGAGCTGTGGTGGTGTTACCAGCAACAGCAATAGCACCATTCAAGAATGTGAATTCTTGGTCACGCTTCAATTCAGCACCGCGCTTGGCGATCTGATAAGCCAACTCAGAACGGCGGCCAGCCTTGTTAACCACTTCTTCAGTGTTTGACAAGATGATGGTTTTGCGTGCGATCTGAGCGTAGTTGGTCAAACGAACAGTCGCGGTGACTGAATCGAAAGATGCAACATCATCACCCTCAAGCTGTGCGTTAGAAGCAGCGTCAGCCAAGGCGTCTGTCTGCCACTCAAACAGAGTGTTGGTGATTGTTTCGCGGCCAATGTTGGATTGGTAGGGGGTTTCTTCGGGAGAAATGTTTGTGATCACATTGCTCAAATCTTCACGAATACCCTTTGCAGAGTATGTGGTGAACGTATTGCTGACGATAGACATGATTTATTCCTTATTTCAAAAGTTGGTAGATTGCATTAGCCGCATCATCGACACGGCCAGTTTTCGCAACGCGCTGTTGTGCGCGAACCGACTCAGTTGAATTTGAGACTCGTCCTGCTGCGCCAGGCTTGGCAGGGCGAGGGCCGTTGTTGGTCACTGGCTTGATGTTGCCCCGCTTGGACATCATCTGATCGTAGAGTGCTGCCTTACGCAACATCAAGACCGCCCTGTGATCCACGACACTTTTCAACTCTTCTGGTGTGAATCCGATCTTTTGACCGAACTCAACAAGCAAAGCCTTTTCAGCTTGAGCTTTCTTGGCGTCTTTCCAATCAGGGATGGCCGCCAATAAAGCCTCTTTCTCATGCTCCAATCTTTGGTGCATGAACTGTGCTTGTTCCTGCTGAGATACATAAGCCAGCCGCTGCTTTTCGCTTTGAATCGCTTCAGCCTTTTCCTTGTTCTCTCGCATCACCTCGCGCTGCCTGACGTATTCGATGGGGTCTTCCTGATAAAGACGATCCCAATCAATATTTGGCTGCGCCGCTTGTTGAACTTGTGCCTCCAACGCTCCCAATAACTGGGCGTACTGTTCACGCTCGGCACGCACTGCCTGCAACTCAGCTTCGGTTTGTTTCCTTGCCTCCGCGATTTGCTGCGTTTTGCGTGTGTAATCCTGAGTCCTTGAATATCCCTTTTGAAGTTCGTCCAGCGTCACCTCGACTTCTTTTCCGTCAACTTTGACGGAGAAGACTTGTGGCTGTTCTTGCTCCTCGGTGTCTTCATCTAACTCGGATTGTTCGGTATCAGTTTCATCATCAGCCGCGTTTGCATCTGCCAATAACTCCTCGTCTACCGCCGCGCCCTCATCGGGCAACTGCGCCTCGCGGTCTTCCTGTTGTCCCTCATCGGGCAGCAATCCCTCAAGTGCATTGGCTGCTTCAGCCATATTCATTGGACCCTGTACCGCACTGCCTGCTGGCGTTGGTGCTACTGTCTGCATGGTCGATTCCCTATTTAAACAAGATTTTTAGATGCTCGCTCAATGGCGCGTTGCGCCACCTTGCCGTTGTCGATCATTTTGGTCAGCTCATTTTTGAAACTCTCTATGGCACGCAACTGCGCCCACACAATTTCACGCTTGGCTGCCTCTTCGGGTTTGCTGTTTTCAAACTCCCAAAGTAAATCTCCGCGCATCTTCTCCAAGGCCGTTGCAAATACCTCGTCCTGCATAAACTGCTCGGACTTACGGCCTTTTCTTACCTGTTCTTCGTTCATTGAGCCATTCCATTAAGGTTGATGGGTGGCAATTGCTCAACTGGCGGCGCTTGTACTTGGTTGGCGGCTTGCACCGCGCTTTGCACAAGAGCCGTCTGCTGTTGCATCGCCTCTCTGTCCATTGCCTGCCGAGCATCAATCTCAGCAGTGCTTATCTGTGCGCCGTACTTTAACTCAAGTTCATACTTCTTGAGCATTAAGTCCTGCGCCAATTGATCTCTTCGATAATCGTCATCTCTGATCATCTGCTCACGCTTCAATTCCAGCTCGGCGGCCTTTTTCTGGATGTCAGCTTGGATAGACTGCGCCTGCACCTGTGCCAGCACCTCTTCGGGGGTTGGCTTTGGCTCAGATTGGGGCATCTGAAAGTCAGCAGGCAACGCTTGGAAGTAGCTCGATGCGTCCTTGAATCCTGACAATTCCACAATCTTTTGGATGGTGCGGATGTACATGGCTGGCGTCACCACAGGATTGGACAGGCCAAACTGCTGCATGATCTGCTCTTGCTTGCCAGCAATCATGGTCAAGCCCTGCATACGCTCACCCAAGTCGCCATTACCCAAGCCAATATTCACCGCCACATCCATTGAGCTGTCCCATGCGCGAGGATCAATCTGCACCCACTCATTACGCAAACGCACCATGCGAGGTTTGTCTTGGTGTGTGGTCATCAAGTACAGAATGCCCTTGAAGAGCTTCTTCATGCCCTCTGCCAAGATGCGAGCTTGCAGCTCAAGCCTTTGGCTGCTGGCGCTGACAGTGGCAGCCACCGCCGCCTTGGTGGTCGACTGCAACGCGTCAGGGTCCAGCCCCATCGCCGCCTTGCTCATGCCAGTGCGGTCTTCGCGCATCTGATCCATGTAGTCGAGCATGGGGAATGCGGCCTGCCCAACGAATGGGCTGGAGAATGGCTGCACCATGCCTGGCGCTCTCATGCGGATGATGGCGCCAGTCTCGTTGTTCAGCACATCATCAATGTTGACCTGACCCTCCACCACCGCTGTACGCGGGTGGATAGACTGAGCCAGCGAGTCCAGCGTATTACGCATGATCTCTGACTTGATCTCTTGGATGTCATGCGTGATGTCAAAGATCGACATCGCTTCCAATGGCGAGGTGTGTGGCTCGGGGTCGCAGGGGAAGTCCACAAATGGAATGTAGCTTGCGGGTAAGTTACGCACCATGGTGTAGCCAGAACCCATGCAGCAGATTTTTCGCAACTCGGCGATGCCGTCACCATCAAAGTCAACGCGCATATACGCCTCGACATACAGAACCCTTTGCTGCATTGGATTCAGACTGCTGCCAGCGCCCATGGTGGTGGACAAAGGCTGACGCGCCAAATACTCGTCATTGCTGTCTAAGTCGGTGCTGCTGATGTTCTCTTCGATCTCTTCTTGGTCATACCCCATGCCGATCAAGTCGGAGACAGTCGCCATTTGGCGGTGGGCAATGATGGCGGCATCATCAAATGATCTTGCGCGGCGATCAAGCACCAGCTCTTCGGGAGGTACAGCCATGATGCGGATACGGCCATCTTTGGTGTTTCGCTTGATCTGTACGTCATGCAACATGGGTTGAGGCATCTGCATGGGCAGGCCAGTGGCGGGATCAACCTGTGGCTGCATCATCTCCATCGGCATCGATGGATCGGGATAGCTGACCACGATCTTGACCTCGGCATCCTCTTGCATCAGGATTTGCACAGTCTGATCATCAAGCCCCGAATATTCTTCAATCTTGACCTCTTCGTTGTCTTCCCACCAGTATTTGGCGATGCCGCACTTACGCACCAGTGAGTCCTTGAACAACGCATAGGTGGTCATGAAACCATTGTTGTCGGCGCTGAATATGTAGTTGGCGTAATCAGTAGCCTGCTGTGCGCCAGCGACATCTTCGGGTCCACGCGGCACATACTCCACCACATTCTCAGAGCTGAAGAAGACTTTCATCAGGCTTGGCAGCATGGAACTAACAGTGTCGCGCACCTCCATCGCCACCACCTGAGATCGCCCATCTTCCTCATTGCCAAAGGGGTCGCCTCGGTAATACTCAGTACCCTTGGCGCGGATGGGGGACACATCAGAGTCGATATAACTGACGGCGTCTTCCAGCTCGGCAGCGACAATGCCCTGCAACTCGGTGTCATCCATTGGCTCAATGGCGCCAATGTCTGTGCTGATGTTCATATCGTTGATCATTTCTTATTCCTTGCAGATATTGCTTTGGCCTTGGCTCGCGCATCAGCCTTACTGGACGCGCCCCACGCTTTCAAACTCAGCAGCAGGCGCGTTGGCTCGCCGTCTTTCATCTCTGGGCCTGGCATATTGCCCATTCTCGCAAGGAATGACGCCCTGCGCGGATTGTCACCAGACTTCACTGGCGCTTTCAGATTCATACCCTCTGCTTTGGCGCTGGCGCGTCCCTTGGCATTTAGACCGCCACTCGGACTCTTTCCCTCTTTACGCTGCCATGCGGGTGTTTTCATAAGGCACTTTCTTTAGGACTACATACATGGAGTCAACGGCGCGAGGCATCCGCAACAATTCATCTTGTGGCAATTTTAGACTCGCACCATAGTCGCTAAGACGATACTCCAAATGAGTCATATCAAACTTGCTGCCTTTCCAGCCCAAGTAGTACGCCCAACCGCAGTAATAAACCCAAGACTTTTCGTTAAACGCTCTCACATGGGTCGGGTCCTGCCACGCGCCATGACTCAAGTCATAAGGCACATGGATGTGCATCTCGCCACCCATCTCCAGCAAATCGCGGCAGTTGGTCATGCCTGCCACCAAGTCGGGCAGATGCTCCAAGACATCAAACGCAATGATCTTGGAAAAACGCATATCGGTGTTCAAAGGCTTGCAAATGTCCATCACCCAGTCGGCGCCAACATCTGCGCGAATGTCAGCATTCACGCAATCATCGCGGCGATCTTTGCCAGATCCGAGATTAAGAGTTAAACCAGTCGGCTGCATATTTGGGTCGATTCTTTCTAAGCCAAGGCACTGCCTGCTGGATCAGCTTGTTGCCGTCCAAGCCAATCGTTTGGCTGCCAACATGGTGGACATAGGACCGCGACAAATAATGGTGGAAACCCGCTGCACGCAAGTCTTCGCAATGCACATCATCCGAGTACCAATTGAGTGGCGGGAACTTGAAACAATTCCACGCATCGCGTCCAATCCAAGCAAATATCGGACTCAGGCACTCCATCGGCATGATGGCGTCTTCGTATGGGTACTTGAAGTAGTTCAAATCCTGATTAAAGGGATTGCTTCGCACATTCTGCACAGGACGCGCCGCGTCACATCTCGCAGATACCCATCCCACTGGCTCGCCAGTCTCGGCTTTGAGCTGCGCCACATCTTCCATCAAATGCTTGTAGCTGGTCGGGGTCAGCACAATGTCATCATTGGCGCAGATCACTGAGCCAAAGCCATCGGCAAAGGCGCGATCCATGATGTCGTTGTAGTCTTCGCCGAAATTGCTTGGCTTGCCAAAGATCTTCAGATCAGCGTCATAGCCGCCAATAATGGACTCTGGACCGCGCAAATAGACAGGCACTTCGGGACAATACTCGGCAATGCTTGTGAGCATCACCCGCAAACCTTTGCCGTGTACTGTGCTGACGCATATTGGCGAAATCACTTCTTTGGCTTCTTCGCTGTCTTGGCTGCCTGCTTGAAGTCAGCGGCAGTAGGCGCTGCCTTTGAGCCAACCTTGTTCATTTTCTCGCCAGAGCCTGCTTTTATCCTGGCTCTCTTGGCTTGGATGTTGGCATAGAGGCCAGGCTTAGTCTTCACCTTTGACTCCAATCTTGATTGTGAGTAAGGACTCAGGCTCATGATCGCTCTCTTCCTCATTTTCTTCCACCACCCAAGCTGAGCAAGTACGGCTGGACGCGCACTTGAAATCAAAAATCTCGCAATAACCCAAGTCGCCAGCTTCAATCATTGCCCATGGGTCGCCCTCTTCGCCAATACCTTTGGCAATGCACTCAAGCATGGAGTCATCCTGATTGAACGCGGCGCAGTTACCGCAAACGCTCATCTTCGCCTCTTCGGGATCAACTTCCCACTCACGCGCCATCTCCATCCAAAACTGCTTGTTTGGCAACTTGGGATTCTCTGGACCATAGTTGGCCGAGTTAATCGCCTTGGCGCGATTCTTCAGATTCAGCGTGATGTCTTGAGTCGCCATGGGGCAGCTATCTTCGCCGCCCTCATAGCCCTCGTCCTGATCCATGGCTTGATCCATGGTGCGTTTTAAGGTTGCCATTACTTCATCCCCTTGGACTTCATGTTCTTGGCTATACGGCTGCCGCGCATAGGCATCTTTGCCTCAGACATCGCAATGGCAATCGCCTGCTTCGGATTCTTGACTACCTTGCCGCCCTTGCCGCTGTGCAATGTGCCTGCCTTGTACTCGCCCATCACCTTGCCAACTTTCTTGGCTGCTTTGGTCATCTTCATTTGAATACCCCTTTAAACAATAAATGAATTATGCAACCCTTGAGAGGTTTCTTTTCAACGGCTGATTCCACTTCGTACTAGCCTTTGACCCCATCATGCCAATCACCGCATCGGACGCAAACGTCAAGCAAAACGCATCAGCCTTGTCAGGCGAGGCCAATCCACGCTTCTTGATGTCATCCTTGCTCTCAATCTGAATCTTGCCGTTGCTCGTAAACATATACCTCACAGTCGCCAACTCAGCCACCAGCAGCTCATCCTTTGGCAACCGGCAATCCCTTTGCTCCAACCACGCCTTGGCCTTGTACCAAAGCTCGGCTTTCAAATTCCTGTAAGTACCGCCCATGGCCGGTGACTCCGACACGTTGATGCCGCGAGCTGGCAGATTCAACTCTTTCAACCGATCCACCACGCCAGCGCCCAATCCAATGGAGTCCACCAGTATTTCCTCTGGCCTGTCGCTCGGCGGCAACGCCTCAAACTCAGCCACCACAGCACCAGTCAACTGCATCAGGTCCAGATTCTTCCAAGTCTTGATAGGCTCAATCACCGCATTTCCACGCCTCTTGCACAGCGCAGACCGATCAGATCCAAACCGCGCAACGTCCAATCCCCACACCAATGGCGCGTAAGGACTCGCCTCCACATCACGATTCATCGCCAAGTCCAGCAGCTCCATGGGGATCACAGTATCTTCATCTGATCTCGGAAACTCACCCAATACGCGTATGCGGTAGGCGTTGGACTCCTCGCCATACCTCGACTTCATCTCCTCAATGTAAGCCTCAGACACCCGCGGCGAGTCGGCGCATGACACTCGCATGGTCACCCAGTCGCCGGCTAATCGGTTATGGGTGTCATAGAAGAAACCGCTGGAACGTACAGGATTACCAAGCAACAGCGTGACGGCGTTATGCCCCGACATTGATCCTGATGCCGCCTCAAACACTTTCTCAGGCACGCCTGACGCCTCGTCAGCCACCAGCATCACGTTGTCGCTGTGGACACCCTGCAACGCCTCGGGCTGCTCGGCGCGGCTGGTCCTGGCAGAGATGAACGCCTCCTCGTTGGCGTCTTTCACCTCAATGCGGTCCTGCTTCACCTCCAACTGGTCAGCCAGCATGGGGGGCAGCACCTTGACCCAACGCTTGACCTCGGCAAACAATGCGTCATACAACTGGCTGGATGTCGGCGCTGTCACCACCACCTTGACAGGGAAGCGCAGAAACAAGTACCAAATCATCGCCCAGGCGCTTGCGGTCGACTTCCCCACGCCGTGACCCGAGCGTACGCTTATGCGGCGGTTTCCCGCGGCGATGTGGTTTAGGAACTCCACTTGCCATGCATCAGGCTCGGTGTTCAGCACCTCCTTGACAAACAGGACAGGGTTATTCTTGTAGAGCTTGACGAATTCGACAAAAGGGTTGTTCGCCACCAAATCATTGGAATTTTTTTTCGGGGGGCGCTTTTGCGCGGTGGGGGGTAGGGGGGTGGGGTTGCTCATGGCGATATGTGTTTAGGTGCAGCTACAGCCGCCCCCGCTGCCGCGAGCAAAGGGGGGGGGTCAGCGCCGCCGCAGCCACGCGCTGGCTGCCAGTAAACAGCTGCAAAGTTATCCACAGGTCGATGCATCGGTAAGTCATTGATTCATATACTTTCTTACAGGAAACTTACAGAATCGGTTTAACACGATGTTCATTATGTTAACTTTATTGTGGATAACTACAGCGATTTCGCCCAATAAACGGGCAATTTGCAGTTGTCCACAGGCCAATGTGTGCATCATGCGCTTTTTTCTGTGGATAAGTCATCGATCACCTCAACGTGGCGCAACGCGGCCATGCGTAGATCCTGCACGTTGATGTTGATTTGCTGCGCCTTTTGTAGCCCATAAGTCTTCTGATCCCATCGCTCGGCCAGCCACTGGCG